TTCGGGACTTTGTATATGATCCACATAACAATGAACATAATCTTTCTAAGTTTTTCTGAGGTAATACTATGAGCAGCACTTTAATCCAAATTGAAACAGTTGAAGATCTTCAATCCAATTGGCGGGATCCTTATACCCAGTGGTGGTATGCGGGCATGCCAAGTTATTTTTCACAAGACATTGCGCCTTGGAAACAAATCACTATTAAGTTCCGAACCAAAGAAGACCGTGAGCATTTTGCTAATAAAATGCAATATGCCTTAACTGATAAAACTAATGCCGTTTGGTATCCCGAAAAAGGACGAGAATCAAATAGCATGAATCGTTATATTGGTGACTAATACTATTGACATTTCGTCTAAATAGTGTTAGAAAAGACATTGAAAGGATTTTTTGTTATGGAATTACAATACAAAGCTAAACCAACTCGTTACCCCATCTATATCATTTCAAAGGGTCGTGCAGAATATGGACCACATACTGCAAAGGCTCTACACGGAATGGGTGTCGATTTTTACGTAGCGGTTGAACCCCAAGATTATGAAGCATACCTCGCGTCTCCTTATCTCCGTAAGGAGCAAATTCTAGTATTGCCCTTCTCTAATCACGGTAAAGGCTCTGGTCCCGCTCGTAACTGGTGTTGGGAACACTCTCAACAGAACGGATTCAAACGTCACTGGTTGTTGGATGACAACATGACTGAATTTTGGCGCTTCCATAACAACAGGCGCTATCGTGTAGAACGTGGTTCCGGTATTTTTCGGTCTGCCGAAGATTTTGTCGACCGGTTTGAGAATGTAGCACTTGCTGGATTCCAATACAAGTTTTTCTGTATTGATGATTATCCATATCCGCCTTATATTCTAAACACTCGTATCATGTCGTGCTTTCTCATTGATAATGACTGCCCAGAAAAATGGCGTGGCAAATACAATGAGGACGTGGATCTATCCATCCGTGTTATGAAGCAGGGCCTAACGACTATGTTGTTCTATTCATTCCTCTGCGGTAAACTTCGGACCGGTACCGTTAAGGGTGGCAACACAACTGAAATCTATAACAACTATAAAGAAGATGCATCTCTCAAGAAATCTTTGATGCTTAAAGAAATGCATCCAGACTGTGTAGAACTTATTGAGCGCTATGGTCGTTCACATCACCATGTCAACCTAGATAAGATCATCAATAAACACGGTCAACCCGGTAGGCTAAATCCTCTTATTCTCAGGCAGGATGTGACTATCGAGCCAGGTGTTGATAACTATGGCATGAACCTAGTTCGTGAATTTGGAACTGAAAATGAGTATGTAGATCCTTCGTTCTCATTAAATGAATATCCTAAGGGTCGTTCGAGCATTCATGGGCAAAAATAATATGAAGAAATTGAAGTTAGCCGTTATCGGTCATGGGTTTGTTGGTGGTGCCGTTGATTACGGATTCAATAATCGTAATATTCAAAAGTACATTATTGATCCTAAACTAGGTACAAAGATTGAAGATGTTCCAGACGATTTGGATATAGCATTTATTTGTGTCCCTACACCAATGGGAGACGATGGGTCTGTGGATTCTTCTATTGTAGAAGGTGCTGTAGCAACTCTGGCATTCTGTTCTCCAACTGCTTTAATCGTAGTAAAATCCACAGTTACACCCGACGTGATTAACTCACTCTATAATCAGTATCCTACTCGGTTTGTATATAATCCGGAATTCCTGACGGAGAAGTCTGCCAATGAGGATTTTGTAAATCCAATTATGCACATCTTTGGTGGTGATGAAGAACCGTCAGAAAAGCTTGAAAAGATTTACCAAAGGTATAGTTCTTGTAAACCGTGCCCGGTCCATTACATGACCGCTATGGATGCCAGCTTTGTTAAATACGGAATTAATTGCTTCCTCATGAACAAGGTCCTCTGGTTCAATCAGTTTTTTGATATTGTGACAGCATCTGGTGCCAATTACGGATCTATTATTAATGCTATCGGAACCGACAAGCGAGTAAGTCCCTCACATACTCTTGTACCTGGATTTGACGGTCGTCGGGGTGCTGCAGGGCCTTGTTTTGCCAAGGATATTCCGGCATTTATCAAGTATTCTAAGGATGTAAATTCTAAATTCACAATCCTCGAGGAGGCTGCTCGACGTAACCAAGATTATCGTAACCAATATTCCGATAGATTAGACAGAGAAAAGGCTCAAAATATCCGCTTTGACTTGGAGATTTAATATGGCTAATAAGTGGACAATTCGGTATATGGATTTGGCCAAACAAATTTCTTCTTGGTCTTTGGATCCCTCTACCAAGGTCGGGGCAGTCGTAGTAGGGAAAAATGGACAGATTGTATCTCAAGGCTATAATGGATTTCCCAGAGGCGTAAAAGATTCTCCGGAACGATTGAACACCCGAGAAGAAAAGTATAAATATGTGGTTCATGCCGAAATGAACTGCATTTACAATGCTTGCCGCAACGGCGCTTCCCTAAATGATACCACACTATATGTTTACGGACTTCCAGTCTGTTCAGAATGTGCTAAGGGTGTCGTTCAAGTGGGAATTTCTAAGTTATTATGCAACACCCAGCCGTAATTCCGTCGCATTGGGAAGAAAAGGTATTAATTTCTAAAACTATATTTAATGAAGCTGGAGTGACATTCTTGAGATATGATGAAAATTATGAAATTATTTGATGATCCAATGGATGAATTTGATAGATATTATCATGAATATCTTGAACAACTTGACTCACTTCCAAATCCTTCATACACATTTTATATTCCGTCCAAGGGCCGTGCTACCACTATAAAGACTAGTGGAGTACTTCAGACGTTCGGTATTCCCTTTAAACTTGTGGTAGAGCCTCAAGATTATGAATCATATGTTGCTCAATTTGGTACCGATTCTGTATTGTGTCTTGATAAGAATGATCAAGGGATCTATTACGTAAGACAGTGGATTAAAACTTATTCCTGGTTTATGAGGGAAAAATATCATTGGCAACTGGATGACGATCTAAAAAATATTAGATCACATTTTGATAAACGTGTTGTACTGCAAGAAGGTAAGTGCTTTACTCTATTAGAGAAACTCACCGAAACGTTTCCTAATATTGGTCAGGCTGGATTTACTCATTTTGCTTTTGCTTTTGCCAAGAAACAACCCTATGAGTTAAACAAACAAGTTTGTTCTTGCATGCTTATTAAAAATGAAACCCCAGCAAAATTCCGTCCTGAAATTATTGAGGATACTGATTTCTCATTACAGATGCTGTATAGTAACTTTGTAACTTTAACACTTACTCGGTTTAGTTATGAAGGTATGCCTACAATGCAGATGGCTGGAGGAAATACTACCGACTTTAAAGAAGGTAAATTATATAAACGTCAACTCAAATTGTGTGAAGAATACCCGGGACAATTTGAAATCGTAGAAAAGTCTGGCCGAACAAGAATTAAACCATCTAGGGTTTGGTCAAAATTTAAAATGGAGCCCATGAAATAGTATGAAAATTGAGTATAAATATGATGAGGATAAAATCCTAAAAGAGCTTACCGAATATATTAATAAAACCTACGGTGAGCATTATTCCAAAAACAAATATCAAGCAACCGAGTTTATTATTGACAGTGGCCATGGAATTGGCTTCACCGTTGGTAATATTCTAAAGTATGCTCAACGGTATGGTCGTAAGGGAACTCCAGAAGACTGGAGGAAGGACCTATTAAAGGTTATCCATTATGCTATAATGGCTCTTCACGTACATGATCAACAAAAGTAAAGGTTATTAATATGTCAGGCATTGAAATTAAAGTCCCTATTGAAGAATTACGCAAACGTAAATTGTTTGTCGCGGCACCAATGTATGGTGGCCAATGTCAAGGTATGTTTGCTCGGTCAATTGCCGACCTCTCGGCACTTTGCACACATTATGGAATCCAGGTTAGATTCTATTTCCTATTCAACGAATCACTGATTACTCGAGCACGTAACTACTGTGCAGATGAATTCCTACGGTCGGGTGATACTCACATGATGTTCATCGACTCCGATATTGGGTTTGATGCTAAAGATGTTATCGCACTTCTAGCACTTTCGGATCCAGATGATGAATCGAATGAATATGATATTCTTGCTGGTCCATATCCGAAAAAGTGCATCTCGTGGGAAAAGATCAAGACTGCGGTTGACAAGGGCTTTGCCGACGAGAATCCTCAGGACCTAGAAAAGTATGTCGGTGACTACGTATTCAATCCTGCGGGAGGAAGAAGTTCAATCCCTCTTGGAGAACCAGTTGAAGTTCTTGAAGCTGGAACAGGATTTATGATGATCCGTCGTCAGACATTTGAGAAATTTGAGAAAGCCTATCCAGAGCAACTCTACACACCAGACCACGTTCGGACAGAACATTTTGACGGTTCTCGTCAGATCATGGCTTATTTTGATACACCAATATGCCCAGACACAAATCGGTATCTATCAGAAGATTATATGTTCTGCCAGTGGTCTCGTAAGGCTGGTATGAAGGTTTGGTTCTGCCCATGGATGAAATTATCCCATGTCGGTATGATGGTATTTGGTGGATCCCTAGTGGATCTTGCCGCAATTGGTGCCACAGCAACTGCTGACCCTTCCTTACTAAAGAAAAAGATCGGTAAAAAGTAATTGACTTTTATACTGAAAATGTTTATTATTAACAATGTGATACAACACAAATGGAGACTATATTATGAACTTTGACTCGCGTACCCTACAGATTCTCAAGAACTTTTCGACGATCAATCCCTCGATCTTGTTTAAACCTGGTTCTGTTTTGGCTACAATTTCGCCGACCAAGACTATCATGGCTCGTGCAAAGATAAATCAAACAATTGAAAGCCCTTTTGCAATCTATGATCTCTCACGGTTTTTGAGCACACTCTCGCTGTTTGAAAATCCGGAACTTCAAGTTGAAACTGGTTCCATGAAGATCAAGCAGGGTTCCAAGAAGATTAATTATACTTTTGCCGAACCGAGCATGATTGTCTCTCCTCCGGAAAAGGAAATCAAACTTCCAGATCCAGAGGTTGAATTTACTCTGTCTGCTGATAATCTTCAGGAATTGCTGAAGGCTCTGTCGGTTCTCTCGCTCCCAGAAATTGCTGTGGTGGGTGACGGTTCATCCGTCTCTGTACAGGTTCTTGATAGTAAGAATCCATCCGGCGACGTCTACAGCGTGGCAGTAGGTGAAACAACCAACACCTTCCGTATGATCTTCAAGGCTGAAAACCTTAAGCTCCTACCTGGTTCCTATGATGTAAAGATCTCGTCAAAGGGTCTTTCACACTTCAATTCACCAGAGGTTGAATATTACATTGCAGTTGAAGCTTCGAGTACCTTTGAAGGTTAATGCCTTGGGGGATCTTGTGTCCCCCACTTTTTATATTATGGAGACTATATTATGCTTGAAGATTTTCTCTGGGTCGAACGCTATCGTCCCAAAACTGTTGAAGATACTATCCTCCCTCCTGAACTCAAGGCTACATTTCAACAGTTTGTAGAACAAAAGAACATCCCTAATCTTATTCTGTCTGGTTCTGCGGGTGTTGGTAAAACAACTATTGCCAGAGCAATGCTCGAAGAGTTGGGATGTGACTATATTGTCATCAATGGATCTATGAATGGTAACATTGATACTCTAAGAAATGAAATTAAAAACTTTGCATCATCGGTCTCACTGTCTGGTGGTCGTAAATATGTCATCCTTGATGAGGCTGATTATCTAAATAGTAACAGTACTCAGCCTGCACTTCGTAACTTCATGGAAGAATTCTCAAAGAATTGTGGATTCATTCTGACTTGTAATTTCAAGAATCGTATCATTGAACCTCTACATTCTCGTTGTTCTGTAATCGACTTTAAGATTACCAAGAAGGAAATCCCTGCTCTTGCTAAGGATTTCATGAGACGTGCATGCAATATCCTAACGAAGGAAAACATCGAGTTTGATAAGACTGTTGTTGCAGAACTTATCAAGAAGTTCTTCCCTGACAACCGTCGTATTCTAAATGAACTGCAGCGGTATTCTGCCACAGGTCGTATTGACTCTGGTATCCTGGTTAATCTTCAGGAACTTTCTCTGAAGAACCTTGTGGAGTTCTTGAAGAACAAAGATTTCTCTAATATGCGCAAATGGGTTGCCGAAAATCTTGATAACGATGCCGATGTCATCTTCCGTAAGATCTATGACCAGGCTTCTCAGTATCTAAATACTCGATCAATCCCAGCCGTGGTTCTCATTATTGGTAAATATCAGTATCAGCATGGATTTTGTGCCGACCCTGAGATTAACCTTGTTTGCTGTCTCACCGAATTGATGATTGAAGGCGAGTGGCTGTGACATGGTGGAAACGTAAAAAGTGCCCACTGTGCAAGACTGTTCTGAAGAAAAAGAATGGTTCTGGCAAACTCAACATGGAAACGGCAGAAGGTCCATTGGAATTAGAAATTTGTATGGGTTGTTCTATTATACTAGAAAAATCCTCGGAGATATTACATGGATCAAGAAAAAGAGACAATGGACGAGAAGCGGGTGAGGAACGAGAGATTGAAGAAGATAATATCCGAATTTGACCACAAATTCAGTATGATGTCCGATTCTGATCAGAAGAACTTTGCTACTTCTTGGATAAAAGGATTACGTGATGGCGGAGACAAGCCCATTTGATTATATTAATTCTATCAACTTCACTAAAAAGGATTTGATGGAAACTAAAGAGGAGGAAAAGACCTACAATAGCTTCATGGTTAATCGAGGGTTGTCATACTTTCCCGACACCGTCGAATATGCCAATGCCATGAATATGCTGTATCATCTAGATCCTAAACTCCAGTACTCTTATTTTATAAATATTGTTAGACCTCGAAAAAGGTTTAGTAAATGGAGTAAGAAGAAAACGGATAGTGATTTAGAACTTATCATGAAGTATTTCGGATACAACGCGAACAAGGCCAAATCTGCATTATCTATTCTTACACCTGACGATCTAAAAACTATAAAGAAAAAATTGGACGAAGGTGGAATATGAATGATATTTTTAGTGGAAAGGGTATTGAAATTCGTCTTGGCGAAGAAGATGATTTCCTAAAAGTTAAGGAAACGCTGACCCGTATTGGTGTCGCTTCTAGAAAAGATAAGATTCTATATCAATCCTGTCACATTTTGCATAAGCAAGGCAGATACGCTTTAGTTCATTTTAAAGAACTATTTGAATTAGACGGCAAAGCATCTAACTTTTCTGATGAAGATAAAGGTAGACGCAATACAATTGCCACATTACTTGAAGATTGGGGACTAGTAAAAATAGTAGAATCCGATGATGCAAAAGCTCCAAAGGCTCCCTTAAGTCAAATTAAAATCCTCCCGTTTAAAGAAAAGAACGATTGGGTTTTAGAAGCAAAATATTCAATCGGCAAGAAAAAATAAACTGATCTTTAAATTAAAATGCGGCTGGATTGCTTCTAGCCGCATTTTTAGTTGACATATTTACTCACATAGGATATACATAATCTATAGGGAATGAAAGGTGTCAATATGATTAATAATCTCTGTGGTGGTGCTTTCGAACTCAAGACCGGTCGTATGTGGACTCACGGTTTTTCGCTGTATCGTGATAAGGAACAGTTTAATATCCGTTGGGAACAATGCGGTCCTTGCCACGGTCGTTGGTTCTTCGAGATTGACGGTCTTCAATTCTCTGCCAAAAAGATTTCTCCTCGGATCGAAGGCATCCAACAACACATGGAATATTAAGTTATGAAAACTATTATGCTTCTGGGCTCAGGTGAGCTAGGTAAAGAATTTGTTATATCTGCTAAACGTATGGGTCATTATGTGATCGCGTGTGATTCATACGTCGATGCACCCGCTATGCAGGTAGCAGACGATTCGCTTGTCTTTAATATGCTGGATCCTGATACTCTTAGTAGGATAATCAGGGAATATAAGCCAGACATTATTGTTCCTGAAATCGAAGCTATTGCAACAAAGGTTCTCTATGATGCAGAGGACTCGGGTATTCAGGTAGTCCCTTCTGCACGAGCAGTTAACCTGACTATGAACCGAGATGCTATTCGTGACCGAGCTGCGGAACTCGGTCTGAAGGTTGCTAGCTTTACCTACGCAGATTCAGAAGAAGAGTTAATTGCTGCTTATGATTGGATTCTGGCTAATAAGGTTGTTATCAAGCCAGTTATGTCCTCATCAGGTAAGGGTCAGTCTATAGTTGATTCCGATTCTGATGTTGATATTCTGTTGCAACTTAAAACAGCTTGGCACTATGCGTGTGAAAATATGCGTGGTGACCGTGAACGTGTTATCATTGAAGAATTTATCGACTTTGACTTTGAAATCACTCTATTGACTATCAAGCAGAAGGATGGTCCTACGCTTTTCTGTGATCCTATCGGACACGTTCAGGAGAATGGTGACTATCAGCACTCTTGGCAGCCACAATATCTGTCCTCAGTAGCCAAATCAACTGCATACCATATGGCAAAAACTATCACGAATGACCTTGATGGTGCTGGTCTATTTGGTGTAGAATTCTTTATTAAGGGTGATGATGTATACTTCTCGGAGCTTTCACCACGTCCACATGATACAGGAATGGTGACTATGATCAGCCAGGACCAATCACAGTTTGACCTTCATCTGCGAGCAATCATGGGTCTTCCTATTTACACTAAGCCTGTAAATGGAAAGGGTGCTTCTGCTGTCATTCTGGCAGATAGGGATATTTCTTATCCTCAATATACCGGCATCGAAGAAGCTCTAAAGATTCCCGGTGTTGAAGTTCGTATCTTCGGTAAGCCCTTTGCACGCCGTAATCGTCGTATGGGCGTAGTGCTTGCGCGCTCCCTTACTGCTGCGCTCAAGGCGGCAGACGAAATAAAAGTAGTATAAAGGTATTTTCCTATGAATCTGGATTTAATGATCATTGACAACTTTTATGCAGATCCAGATGCGATCAGAACCTTTGCTCTGTCTCAAGAGTTCGATGTTGTAGGCAATTATCCTGGTAAACGAACTCGATCTTTCCTTACAGATGACATCAAGCAATCGATCCAATATTGGATGAATTTCGCCGGTACTATTACTAATTGGCATGAATATTCCGGTTATACTGGTGCCTTTCAATATGCCACTGCAGAAGATCGTACATGGATACATAGTGATCACACATCTATGTGGGCAGGAGTCTGTTATCTGACTCCAGACGCACCACTATCAAGTGGTACTGCAATGTATCGTCACAAAGAGTCAGGTGAATGGCGTTCATATGAGAATGTGTACGAGGGTTTAGATTATACGAAATGGGATAAGGTTGATTCGATCGGTAATAAATACAATCGACTTATCCTTTATCGGGGAGATTTATTCCATGCCAGTCTGGACTACTTTGGTAAAAATCTATATGATGGAAGATTATTCCAGACATTCTTTTTCGATACAGAAAAATATTAATTTTGTAAAATAATGGTTGACATTTTAATTTACCCATGATAGTATGACTTATATTGTATGGAGGTTGATATGGATATTCAGGTTTTCTCTTTTCCTACTTTTACAAATGATAAGTTGGTTGAGGAAGTGTATTGCCAGTTTCTTAATAAATATCGAAACGGCGAGACACTCAATCTAGAAGAATTAGACTGGATGGATTCAGCTAATACATGGCTTGCTACAAGTCATGGCTGAGCGTTCGATACATGGCAAACCCGGCATGGTTTTCATCGGCTATGATGACGATGGAGAATGCCTTTGGGACTATCCAAATGGAGATAATATGAAGCAGCCCCCTGAAACTATGACTTATATGAATGTAAAGTCCACCATTACTGAAGGTGGTACTACTCAACCTCGGATTGCAAAGGGTGGTGTCTATGCTCCAGCCGATGTAAAGCTGATTAAGGATGCTCTGACTTTCTATGCTGCTCATAACGGCCAGATAACCGATGTAGAAGCTCGTTCGGTCGCCAACCTTCTACATCGGCTAAATAGAATTTAAAAAGGAAATATAATTATGAATGAACTTGTATGTGAATCTGTTGATTTTGATATTGAGAAGAACCTTCCTAAGGTTGTTCCTTCTGTTGTGTTTAAGACTCGCGTTCGCGACGATTCGATTGAAGGTCCTAATCCCTATCGTTGGGAAGATGTAACGACCTTTGATCTCTTTGCTAATAAGCGTGTTGTTCTCTTCTCGCTCCCTGGTGCTTTTACTCCGACATGTTCGACGTATCAGCTTCCTTGTTTTGAAGAAAAATTTGCGGAGTTCAAGGCTCAGGGTATTAAGGACATTTATTGCATTTCGGTTAATGACGCGTTTGTGATGAATGCATGGGCAAAGGCTCAGAAGATCAAGAAGGTCAAGGTTATCCCTGATGGTTCTTGTCAGTTTACCAACCAAATGCATATGGCTGTCGGTAAAGATAATCTCGGCTTTGGTATCCGTTCATGGCGTTATGCTTGCGTTGTCAACAACGGCAAGATTGAAAAGTGGTTTATTGAACCAGGCAAGTGCTGGGATGCAGATAACGACCCGTATGGTGAAACTGCTCCAGAAAATATTCTCGAGTGGCTTAAGAATAATTAATAAATGCTCCCGTAGCTCAACGGTTAGAGCTGACCCCTCATAAGGGTTAGGTTAGGGGTTCGAATCCCTTCGGGAGTACCAGTATAGGACCAGTATGAAGAACATCGACAAGAAAAAATGGGGTAAACGCGCTGCATTCTTTGCGGTGTTCGGAATTACTGGTCTGGCTGCTATAGCGGTAATTAATTCGTATCGTAGCCTCAAAGGGCTGGATGATATTGATTGGGATAATCTTAAATTATGAAAGTAAATATTGGACCTTTTACAGGTGATATTATTCCTGTGTACGGGTGGGAGAAGCGCTATAAGTATTGGCGAACCAAATCTGATACCTTCTATCTACCAGAAGCAGAATATACTAAGTTCAATAAGTTACTCTTTGGCTT